TTAAAACAAATCATTTAATTTGTTTACTTCCTGGTCGGCTTGATTTTTTATGACATGAGTATAGACGTTCAAGGTTATTTCAATTTTGCTATGACCCAGGAGCGACTGTACTACTTTTGGAGAAACACCTTTCTCAAACAATCTCGTGGCATAAGTGTGACGAATTGAGTGCAAGGTCAAATCTCGATAGCCGTGCTTTTTGCAAAAATTTCTCACACGCTCCTGCGGGAGTTTCCTATCTAAATAATTTCCTGTTCCATTTGGAAACATAAGATTTTTATTTACATAGTCTGGATTATTTTTTATATAATCATTTTGCAGCTTCCTATAATTTTCAACTTGCCTAACCACATTGTCCGGTAGAGGGACAAAGCGATAAGAGTTTATAGTTTTTAAAGGTGTTATTTCCTGGACCACTTTTCTTTTATTTCCATCATCGCTAATAATTTGTGATTTGGAATACTGTTTATTTATTTCAAGACCACCGTCGTGGAAGTCGGGCCACTCAAAAGCAAGACCCTCAGAAAGCCTGCAGCCAGAAGCAAAATAAATATAAATCAGCATATCAGTTGGAGTATAAGTAGTCAAGTTCAACTCCGAGAAGAAGGTGTCCTGCTGCTCAACTGTGAAATGCTGATACCTTGTTCTTAATTTTTTTCTTTTGGAAGGCTAACGTTATAAGTTGGGTCGTGAAGGATATACTTTTCTCCTATCGCCATTTTAAAGCAGGTTTTAACCCTACCAAAGACATCTTCTGTTTGTTTCAGTGAATTATTATCCAGCCAATAATTAACAGTTTTTCTGATTAGGAAGACATCAATCTTTGAGAGCCTGGCATTCTCGAGAGGACTGCCAAGAATTCTAAGCCTATAATCGGCTTCGTATTTTTCAAAGGTCGAGTTTGAAACATTAGGCTTTTTAAAGACATAAATCCACTCTCGGAAGAAGTCACCAAAAGTGACATCATCTTTTAAAGATAAAAGGCCCTGCGACACTTGTAAGGTTTTTTCTTTCAACTTAGTTTGGATCTCAGCCTTATTGTAACCGGAGATGGACCTTTTTATTTGTTTGCCATTTTCATCGTAACCAACTGTGTAGCGACCAGTGAAATACTTTCTACCATTTCTTATTTGATAGGTTATTGAGCCAGCACCATTTTCTTTTTTTTCTTTTTTTTCTTTCTTTACTTTTCCCATTTTCCATCACTAAGCTCCTTTTTGAATAAAGAAGGTTGAATTATTTTAAATATAATTTTTTTCAAGTTCTTTATTACATTTTTCAATATCTTCTAATCCCAACAATACAAATCTGAATATTTCATCTTTACCAGCCAACGGACCATCAGAAACTAACCTTTCAAATTTTTTTACAGTCATATAGTTTTTGTCAAAACGGTCTTTTAACTCTTCTTTTGGTATTTCTCTAACTTTATTAATTAAGTAGGGAGCGATGAAAGGAGCAATGCCAGATACGTCAATGCAAATTATTTGCAAGGCCCAGTCAGGAATAAGTTCTTCTCTTTTTGAGTCTTTAAGATTTTCAAGCTCAGTCATTAGAATAGCAGCCAACTGACGATAGCTACTCACTGAAAGTCGTAATTCTTGCAAGCAGGCCCAGCTAATATCCGAACCACTAGGAACAAATCCCCAAAGGTTTTGGAAATGCTCCCAGGTTTCCTTATAAAACTTCAAAGGAATGACGTCGCTGTTTTTCATTCTGTGATAGTAGAGCCAAGGCTTATTATTTTTTAGAATAGAACGACCAGCTTCACTGATAGCATATATAGGGTCATTGTTTTCATTTTGAGCATCGACACTAAAAGCATTATTTTCTAAAATTCTATCTATCAGTTCTGATTTTTTGCCAGAAACTTTTAAGTTATTTTTTTTCAAGATTTCTTTTAGTTCCACTACGGTTTTATATTTTAATATTTCATCAATTTTAGGTGGAGCTAATATCCCGGAATCAATCCAGCCTTTGTGAATTTCAGCTGCATTTTTAATAAAATACCTGTCAGAAAAATAGGCAGGGTAAGAAGTTACAGGGTAGCTCTGCATATCACACCAATAAAGCAATTGAGTTTTTCCAAGTTCATTCAACAAAGCACGTTCTTCTGGGTCAGAGGGTGGTTTATTTGAAGATTTACTATGAGAAAACGAAACTTCAAAATGTGGAGATTGACTTGGACCTTCATCTAAATTCGATTTATTAACCGAAGGAACATAATATTTATTTTGATTTATTTTCTTTGTTTTTGTTTTGGAATCAGTAAACAATCGCCAAGAAAGAGCAAAGAGAACCAAAGCAACAATAAGAAAAAGAAAACATTCAAACTTGGCATTTAAAACATCGTAAAAAGTATAAGCCATAAGGACAAGAAAGAGTCCAACTATAAAAGATAAGAAACCAAGTATTTTTTTAAACATAAAGCACCACCCTTCTATAAAACCTTACTTAGTTTATATGTGGCCTTTCCCAAGATTAGAGCAGGCACACCACCGTCCAAAGTTATTGGAGGGAAGCTAGGGTTTTCAGCTCTAAGTTGGACCACACCGCCTATTTTATAAACCCTTTTCAAAGTCGCTTCTCCATCGATAAGTACCGCAGCAATCTCACCATCATCGACGTCGGACTGCTTTTTTATAAAAACAATATCGCCAGAGTTGATGTTGGCATTTATCATGCTGTCACCCTTAACCCTTAGACAAAAATCAGCTTGGACCTTTTCATCAAAGTCGATATATTCTTCAATGTGTTCTTCAGCAAGAATAGGATTACCAGCAGCAATTGTACCAAGAAGTGGTATCTTTTTACTTCCTTTTTTGAGGGGAATAATATTATTGTACTTACTGAAAAAATCTTGATACTTGTTTTTTATTTCAGATTGGCCATACAAATAATTCATATCCACATTAAAAAAATCGGCAATAATTTCTAACATTTCTTTATTTGGCACCCGTTTATTATTTTCATAATTACTTATTGTTTGCCTAGTAACCTCAAGGGAGTTGGCAAGCTGCTGTTGATTTAGTCCTTTTTCTTCCCTAAGCTCCTTGAGGATATCACTAAAATTCTTACTCATTTTAACACCTCCCATAAGTAGAGTATAAACGAATTGTTTACATTATACAAGAAAAAAGTTCTACAAACTGTTGACAATAAAAAAGGGGGTGCTATAATATAAATAAAGCAACAATACGTTGACGAAAAGCGGAGGTGATTATACGGATGACAATCGGCGAAAAACTTAAATGTTTGAGGGAAGAAAAAGGAATATCAGTAGACGAAATGGCTAAAGAACTGGACTTAACAAGACAAGCAGTCTACAATTATGAAAGCAATTCTAGAATACCAAGAGATGAAATAAAAGTTAAAATTGCACAATACTTCAAAAAAAGCGTTGAAGAAATTTTTTTTGACACTAAAGCAACGGAATGTTGCAAATTATAATTTTTTAAGAGGAGCAAGGAAATGAATGAAGTTCTAGAAAAATTACAAGAAATCGAGAACAATGTGAAGCTAAGTTTTAAGGCTGGCCTAACTTTAGACGAGGCCAGCACTTATACAGGAATTGGAAGAAAGACTTTGGAAGAAGCCATAAGACTTTACAGCGTACCTTATAGCACCATTGGAAGAAAGAAAATTATTTACAAGGAATATTTAAACGAACTTTTAAAAGCAGGAGTAGAGATGTGAGAAAAGAAATAAATAAAGAAAAAGAAAGGTTAAGAATCAGAAGGCATAACATAAACCTAACAATTAGAAGAGCAGCAGGAATAACATTACTAATTTTTGCCGTAAGCGTAGCCTTCATTTTACTATATGCGGTCTTCGAGTTTTTCATACACTTTATATGTTTTGGAATGTACAAATCAACAACGATGACCAAAGGTTTTTTTACCAGATACCTATAAGAAAAAGGGGTTGAGAATGGAGAATTCAAAAAAGAGCATAAAAAAAGGGTCCCTGCAAAAACCACTTGCAGGAACCGAACAAAAGAAATAAATAAATTATCTAAAACAATTATATCACAGAAAAAAGGAAAAGGAAATAAAATGGGAAATTTTGAGCTGGAAAACTTAATGGAAAATTATGAGTTTTCAAAAAGCCTACTAAGAAGGAGCACGAACTGGGAGCTGAAGAAAGAAATTAGAAAAAACATGAAAGACATTTCTAAGAAAATGAACCAACTCCTAGAGGAGCAAGAAAGACTAGATGTAAATTTTTAAAAGAGAGAGGAGAAATAAATGAACTATCTAACAAACCAAATTCACAAAAACATTAAGGAAGTAAGCACATACACCATAGACGGAAAAAAATTTTTTAAGACCAAAGAGGAGCTAATAAGAAGCTACAAGACGGACGAGGTAGTGAGAATTATAAATGAGTGCGTAGGCTCAGTTTTTGACTACGACAAAACAATGTACGCAGACAGGATAGCAAATAACATCATGAAAAGAATGGGCGAAATTATAGAAATTTGCAAGGTAGAAGAAGGAGAAGAAAAATAAAATGGAAAATTTCACACTTTACGAATTAACGGAACTTTATACAAACTTACTAGACCTAGACCTAGAGGACGAACAGGTGCAGGAAGCCCTGGAAGACATAGACGAGAAGATAGAAGTAAAGGCAGACAACATAGCAAAGCTGATAAAGGGTCTAGAAGGTCAAAAAGATATCTGCAAGGCGGAAGAAGAAAGAATTTATAAAAGAAGAAAGAGCATAGAAAACAGGATAGAAAACCTAAAGGAATATTTAAAAGCTACGATGATAGCAACAGACAAAAGGAAATTTAAAACCGACTTATTCAGCTTCAACATTCAAAAGAATAGAGCTTCAATAAAGATTTTAGACGAAGAAAAGGTGCCAGAAGAATACGTAGAATACGACAGAAAAGTTTTAAAGGATAAGCTAAAAAAGGCAATCACGGAAGGACTGGAAGCAGACTACGCAGAAATGATACAAAGCGAAAGCATAAGGATAAGATAAGGAGCAGGAAATGGATAATACAATTTTTCAAAAATTACAAAACATTCAAAGCAAGTTGAAGGTAGAAAAGAAAAACTATAACAGTTTTGGAGGATACAACTACAGGAGCTGTGAGGACATACTGGAAGCGGTAAAACCGCTTCTTGTAGAAAATAACCTGGCCCTAGTCATGACGGACGAAGTAGAAGCAATTGGAGAAAGATATTATATCAAAGCCACAGCAACTTTATACGACACGGAAAACGGAACAAACATATCAGCAACAGCCTATGCAAGAGAAGTTAAAGAGAAAAAGAAGATGGACGATGCCCAAGTTACAGGAAGCTCAAGCTCATATGCAAGAAAGTACGCACTCAATGGCTTATTTGCCATTGACGATGCTAAAGATAGCGACTTTCTAAACAAAGACGAAGCTTATACAGCAAACCAACAAACAAGACAAAATACTCAGCAGGGGCAACAGGGAAGACAAAGCAACCAACAACGAAGCAACCCAAGCAACATTCTAGAAAGCACCAGAAAAGAAATATCCCAAATGCTCAAAGTAAAGCATATTCAAAACAAGGATTTTATAAACTGGCTAAAGAAAAACTTCAACACGGACAAGCTAGACGGCCTACAAGTAAACCAATTAAACGCAATCAAAAGCCAAGTGGCAAGCTGGTAAGGAAGATAGAAAATGAAAAAAAACACAGTCAAACAATTACTTTTAATGAACAACTACTACTCACTAAATAAAACTTTAGTGAGTAGGTTGGGGATAGAAGAAGCCTTCTTCATTTGTCTTTTGGCAGAAGCGGAACAACTTTTTAAAGGACATGAGAAAGATGATTATTTCTTCCAAACAGCCAAGGAAATAGAAACAAGAAGTGGCTTGAGCAGTTACAAACAAAGAACCATTATAGCAAGCCTGGAAGAAAAAGGACTTATAAAGACGGATCTAAAAGGAATACCGGCAAAAAGATACTTCAAGCTGGAATACGAAAGCATTTCAAAGTTTATTTTTGAAGGAGAAGAAGCAGAAAAAGAAGAAGAGGAAGAAACCGCAGAAACTCCAGATGTTAAAAATTTTGACAACAAGGAATCAAGTGACCCAGAAAAAGGGGGAGACTTAACAACAAGATGTGAAAAAATTTCACAACAGGCAGTAAAAAAACTTAACAACAGTGAGTCAAAAAATTCAACATCTAATTATAAAGAAAGTAATATAAAGAACATATATAAAGAAAATAACCCTATAGGGGCGGGGGAGAAAAAAGAAGAAGTAGGAGCAGCAGAAAAAGAAATAAAAGCTATCACTACCGACAAAGAGATGCAAGAAGTAATAAAAGGCTTTGCCAAAGAAGACCTGGAGCTCATAGATGCCATAAAGGAATTTTATAAAGCAAGAAAGATTTTAAAGAAGCCACTAACCGCAAGAGCACTAAAACTAAATATTAACAACCTAAAAAGAATTACAACGGACCGCCAGGAACAAATAGCGATTATCAACCAAAGCATACAAAAGGGGTGGCAAAGCTTCTACGAGCTACCTAAGGACCACCCGATAGGAGCAAAGAAAAAGGAGAAAGATAATGCTAAATATGGATTTAATTTCTAAGGGATTGAGGACGGAAGGAACAGCGAAAACCCTAGAGGAAATACTGCAAGAAGAAGTGAGGAACTACAACTCAACGGAAGGAACTGAAACAAACTGCCAAACTTGCAAGGGAAAGGGCTACATCATGGAAATTCAAAAAGATGAGTTCTTAGGACCCTACACCACAGTAAAAGAGTGTGGCTGCATGAGAAGAAAACTAGAGTTGCAGAAAGCTAAGAACAGCGGAATAGTTCCACTACTCAAAAAGAATTTTAACAACTTCGAAACCACTAACGATTGGCAGAAAAATATAAAAGCTCTGGCCATAGAGAACGCAAAGACTAAAACCTGGTTCTTTATTGGCGGTCAATCCGGAGCAGGGAAGACACACATATGCTCAGCCATTACCAACCACCAGTCCAGGAACAACGTAAAAGTAAAGTACATGGTCTGGACCGACGACATAAGAGAGTTAAAGAGCTTCGAAGACGACACCTTGATGTACCAGTCAAAGAGGGTGGAGTGCTTATACATCGATGACCTTTTTAAAAAGCCAAAGAGGGAAGACGGACTGCCAAATTTAACCGCAGCAGATGTGGACAAGACCTGGGAGCTTATAAACTTTAGGTATTCTAACAGGCTAAAGACCATAATCTCGACGGAGCTATCCATCGACGACATTATAAGGATTGATGAGAGCCTGGGCAGCAGAATAAAGCAAAACTGCGGCAAGTATATCATCAACCTAAGCAGGAATCAAGAAAGGAACTACAGACTGATATGATTTACCAGGAAGCTAAAGAAGCTTTTAATAACAGGAGCAAAATTATAGTGGACGGAAGGACATATAAGCATATAAATGCCATTATTTTTAGACGACACGAACAAATCGAAGTAATACAGCTAGAGTTGCAAGACGAAGCTAGCGAAAACTCAGTGACAGTCGTAAAAATGGAGAAGGCCGAGGTGGCAGAATGAAACTAAAAGGTAGATTAAAAAATATTAATTACAGCAAGGAAGGCAAGCCACAGATAACCCTGGAGCTAGAGAGGTACCTCGATGTAAATAGCATAAACGACATAGAGGAAGAAGACCTGCTAAATATTAAAATTACAAACGCAAGGAAGTCACGAACCCTGGACCAAAACAACCTACTCTGGGCAATAATAAGCGACATCGACAAGAAGATAAACGGAATCCCTTCTGAGGAGTCCAGGTGGCAAATCTATGTACAGGGAATAGAGGAAGTAGGAGCAGAATACGAAGACATAGTAATACCGACCAAAAGCTTTGAAATGTTTAAAAATGCTTTTAGAGCCTATAAGATTTTAGACCAAAGAGGAGACCAAATCCTAATGCGATGTTTTATTGGCAGTAGCAAGTTTGACACTAAACAGATGGGAGAACTTATAGACTTCTTTATTAAAAAAGCCAGCGAACTAGGAATAACAATAATTGACTACAGAATGGAGTACATGAATTTATTTTGAAAGAAAAAAGAGAGTGCGAACTATGTGGAAGATATGATTATTTAGAGGAGCACCACCTTATACCAGGAAGAGGACTAAGAGACCTATCTGATAAATACAAACTAACAAAAAATCTTTGTAGGAGCTGCCATAACAAAGTACATAGCGATAAGGAGCTATTAATTAAAAGCAAGCAGGAAGGACAAAAACAGTTTGAAAGAACTCACACGAGAGAAGAGTTTATAAAAATATTTGGGAGAGATTATCTTGATTTATAAATTGACTTACGAAGTACAGCTGCCAAGCACGAACCAAATTATCAACTCCAATCGGAATAATAAATTTGCAGCAGCAAAACAAAAAAAGAAATATACCAAACTCATCGCATACTTAACCAAGGCACAGATGAGGAAGAGCATAGAGAAAAAGGTGGACATAAGCTGCCACTGGTATGTGAAAAACAGGAAGACCGACAAAGACAACATAGCGGGAGGAATAAAGTTCCTACTAGACGGATTACAGGAAGCACAGGTAATCAAAAATGATGGGTGGAAGGAAATCGGAAACATTTTTCATTTTTTTGAAGTCGACAAGGACAACCCGAGAATTGAATTATTTCTAACGGAGGTAGAAGAATGAAAGTTAGAAAAGTGTATGAATTAATAAATAAATATAGTACAAGTCTTAATGACGAGATTTTATTTTATGACAGCAACGGTAACGAAATAAAATTAGCTGACATAGATGGAGATGATGGAGAGATTTTTGTTATATTGAACAAAAATCTAGTGCAGCCAGAGGTGGAAGAATGAACTTTCAAATAAATAAACTTAATAGATTTTTAAAAATATCACTTGACAGTGCAGACTTAGTTGAAACTTTTGAATTAGTAAATCCATTTACTGATGGATTAGGTTTAGGGAGAAGAAACTATTCTGAATCTATAAGGCAAGGAGTAAAAGAAGTTATTGACTTAAAACAAGAAAACATTAAATTAAAAGACCGATTAGAATATGCACTTGATGACTTAAAGGCATATGGAGAGGTAATTCCCTTAGATGACTTAGATGATTTAACTGATGAAAACAAAGAAAAAATTAAAGAGTTTCTTAAAAATTTAGGAAAAGAGGCGGAAGAGTGAAATTTAAAATATCTTTTGAATTTGAAACCTACGATGACTGGTCGAAAGCAGATGTTAAAGAAATTGTAGATACAGTAATAGACCCTATATATCGCTTAGGTGATATGTGCATTGGAGAAATTAATGTTGAAGAAATAGAGGAGCAAGAATGAATATTTTAAAACAAGACCAGCTAACAGAATTACCGGTTTTAAAGATTAAGGGAAACGTGATGGGAAACAGAGTTCTAGGGAGCAACGTCCACGATACCTACGTACTAGGAAAAGACGGAGGACTTCACTACCTAAACATTCAAGGAATGATAGGCACAGAATACGGAGAACTAGAGTTTGAAGTTGAAGACGACGACTCCTACGAAAGGACTTTTAAAAGCTGGAATTTTATAGAGCTAATGGACCACGATGCGAAGAGACTAGGAATCGAAGAGGAAGAAGAATACAAAGAAGCCAGAAAGAAAATCAAAAACATTTTTATTAAAGCATTTAAAGATAAAGACGAAAGACAAAACGAGATAATGATGGAAGTCTTAAAACAACATTTTGAAGAGTTTGAAGGGAAAAAGAGAAGGAAGTAAAAAGGAGAAATTAAGCATGAACAAAAAACCGTTTGAAGTAGGACAAAGAGATTTAGATGAGGAAGCAGAAGAATTCAAAGAAGGACAGCTAGTTTTATATGAAGGTACGTTTGGATTTGAAATAGGAAAAATAAAAAAACTAAAAGGCAAGCGTAGAGCATATGTCTGGTATCACAGTGGAGACACAGCAGCACTAACTGACTTAAAACTTTTAAAACCAATAATAAACGATTATTGTACCAAAGATTTACTCGATAAAGGGGTGGAAGAATGAAAACTAAGGAGCTAACTTTTAAAGATAAAGTTAAAGGATTTATCATACTGAATTATCATTGCATGGACTTTGAAGTTGAAAATCTAATAAAAGAATATGAACTTGGGGAAATATCAGAAGACTACTTAGATGGATATTTAAAAGGGGTTAAAGATTTTAAAGATATGCTAATAGAAGCTAATATGAGCATTATAAAATAAATGAGGTGGAAGAGTGAAGACAATAGCATTTAGTGATTTTGAATTAAATTTACTTCATGGGCTTTTGGCAGACGAAGAAATAAGGCTAAAAAAGGCTTATAAAATTATTTCAAAGAATGGAGATAACTTTGGAAACACGAAAAATTATATAGAAAAAATAAATAAGCTAAGAATGAAATTCTCAAATATGGACGACTCAGAAGATTACTTTGAAGTCTTTAATAGAATCGAGGAAAACAGTCTAGATACAAAAGCGGAGATGGAAGAAATGAAGTACAGAAAAAAGCCTGTGGAAATTGAAGCAATAAAATACGAAAAAGAACATATAGCTAGAGCGTTAGATTTTTGTAACAAACTTAGGTATAGCCCATTCGATAATGAGTATTATGTCGACACTTTAGAAGGTTTCGTGAAAGTGACAGAAGGCGACTTTATTATTAAAGGAGTCAATGGAGAGTTCTATCCTTGCAAGCCAGATATTTTTGAAAAAACTTATGAAAAACTTTTTGAGGTTGAAGAATGAGAGCGTGGATATTAAGTTCAGACGAAAGCCCAGAAAATTATTGTAGTCTTGTATGGGCTGAATCAAGAGGTAAAGCAAAAGCACAAGCTAATTATGATGGTCCTTATGCGTATCAATACAGCCTAGAGGTAGATGACTTTACAAGTATAAGAGCAATTAGAGCCAAGAGTTTAGATAATGGTGAGGAATTGTCAGAGAAAGAGATTTGCTTGCGACTTATAAAAGACTATGGATGGAGTTTTTATGTAGGTCATGAAATTTATGACGAAGATAACATTGAAGAATTTGAAAAACTTTTTGAGGTGGAACAATGAACAATAAAACACTAGAAGAATACAGTGTGTATTCTCCATTTGATATTAAAAAACACAAAGAGACATATATAAACTATTTGGAAGTTTTGATTTTAGAAGAGGGAACAGTTGAATATGCAGTACCCTCTCATCAAGAAAAGGCATTAGAGATAGCTTGTAAGAAACTAAACAAGACCAAGCAAGAAATTGAAGACATGTGCCCTAGAGAATACTATTGCGATTATCTAACTTGGCTGTTAGGAATAACAGGAAGTATTTCAGTATGGGGGACTAATGATGAATACTTTATCGTTTATAAAACCATTAATAAAAAGCAGATAGCCACGCTTAAAAAATTAAAGAAGCACGGATTATATAAGGGAAATATACCAATTATTTAAGGGGGTTAATAATGAAATTAAAATGCAAAAAATGCGGAAATGAGGGAGATTTCTTTATTATTGAAAAGTTTTCTGGGGTCGCTGAATTATGTGTAGATGCCGATGGAGAACTTACTGATCGTAATTCAGATGCTTATGACGGTGCTGGTTACAAACTTAAAAGCGTGTACTACTACTGTTGTAATTGTAGGTCAAAAGTTGGAAAAATTCCCGAAGAAAAAAGATATTGAAATTGAGGTTATGCGATGAAAAAACATGTAGTAATTAAGTATTTTGACACATACCCTGAACATAGATTTTATTTTGATAGTAAAGAAGAAGCAGAAAAATTTATAGAAGAAAAAAGGAAAAGTGATACTAGATATTTAACAACATACGAATATAGAGGAATAGTTGAGGGGGAAGAATGAACAGCGTAAATATTATCGGAAGGCTAACTAAAGAACCGGAACTAAGGTACACACAAAGCGGAAAAGCAGTAATGAGATTGACAGTAGCGGTCAATAGAAATTACAGCAAGGATAAGAGACAAGAAGCAGAAGCAGCAGGGCAGCCAACTGCAGATTTTATAAGTTGCATTTCCTGGGGGAAGACAGCGGAACTGATAGCAAATTATTTTAATAAGGGCAGCCAAATAGGCATCGAAGGAAGAATTCAAACAGGATCCTATGAAAAAGACGGACAAAGGATATACACCACAGATGTAGTCGTGGATAACATAACATTTATTGGCAGCAGCAACAACCAATCAAACAACAACTACCGACCAAATAATAACTACAACCAAGGCAACAATGGTTGGAGCGACGAAGATGAGAGTTTAGAAGATGCTGGTTTTTTCCCAATAGACAATAATGATATACCATTTTAAGGAGCTAAAATGACTGTAAAAGAATTAATTGGAAAATTAAAAGATTATGAGGAAGATGACGAAGTTTTATGCAGTACCTACAAGGGTGATGATGAGATCATTCTTGAGATTGGAACTGTGGAAGATGGAATAGATAAAGTCTATATACTTTTAGAGGATTTATGCTGATGAAAAAATTAATTGTAATTTACGATAAAGGAAAGGCTGATTTAGGGCGAGACAAATATATAAAGGCTATTAAAAGGCAAATACCATGTGCAATAGTTGCTGACATTGGAGAGCTGCCAGATTGTACTGTAAGTAAAATGCTAGTTTTAAAGCCTATGGAAGATGACGATTATAGGACTTTAATGGAGTTTTTGAAATACAATCCAGACCATGATGTAGAAGGTGCAGCTAGTGGGAAATTGACAATTACTGCTGAAGCCATCTTAGAAACTATTTGGAGCGAGAAAGGTAACGACCTAAAAGGCAAAACTGTGGCTATTTTAAATCAATCTGATGTGCTAGGGCGACCATTGGCAAAAGAGCTTATAGACCTGGGAGCAAATGTAATTAGCATTAACTCATCTTATCCCTGCATTGATAACTTACTGACTATGACAGATGTTGATGTATTAGTATCTGCAAGCGGTAAGTTTGAGTTTAAACTTGATAGAGAACTTACCAGGTTTATTGACGTGAAGATAGATCTATCTGACGATCTTGAAGATCCAATTAAAATCACAACAGTTCCAACAATAGAAATCTTAAAAGAAAGGTTAGAGGAATGAGCAGGAAGAAAAAAGAAAAGAAAGAAAATACACCAGTATACCAAGTGACACTAGCCGACATTGAAAACTATAGAAGGCAGGGGTACGAGCAAGGAAGAAAGGACAGCATAGAAAAAGCAACGGAATTCTCCATGGCAGTACCAATAATGGTCTTGAGGGATGAGTTTGGATTTGGGCAGCAAAGAATAATAAAATTTGCTGCCGCATTCAAAGAACTATACGAGAGCATAGACGAAAAATACCTAGATTTGCAAGACATTCTAAAGACGATAAAAGAGGAGACAGGAGTAGAAATAGTTTCAAGGAAGTAAAGATGTATCTTACAAAATTTAAAATAATACTAATCAACGATGAAGCTTATACAGGAACAATCTGGATAGGAGATAACCCTGTATCAAGCCTAGACGATTTAAAAATAGAGCTGGAGAACAACGAGTATATATCGTTAGTTTTTGAAGACGGAATAGAGGTGGTTGTAAATTCCAGCTCAATACTTATGGCAACAATAGACGTATAAAAGAGGAGCAAGAAAATGATAAAAGCAATTTTATACTACGAAAATAATACCCTAGGTTATGGTGCTCTACCACGCCAAGAAATCTTAGTTAAGAACGAAGAAGAATTCTGGGAAAAATATAATTCAAGCAATGAATATGTTAAGTGCGAAGATGCACTAAAGGGAGCTTATAGCGTATACCTCAAGAAGGATAAAATCATAGAAATATGGATTGAAAAAATAATAGAGGAGCAAGAAGGATGACATATAAGGAAATTGAAAAAATAGCAATAGAAAACGGGTGGACTACAACAAGTGAAGCAACATTATACCGTATAGAAAAGGAATATGGAGACAGCACAACAAATTATATAGTAATCGGAAAATTTAACAGGAATGTTATTTTTTTAAAAAATGAAAGGTGTAATCCAGGAGACCTTATAGTTATAAAAGCAGCAATAAAACTGGCAGAAACACCACCCGGAGAAAGAATTCCAAAAGAAGACTGGCAAGACGTGAAAGACGAAATCAAAGAATTTATTATAGACCAATTCAAAGAGATGTGGCGAGACTATAATCTTTGGGATTGTGATGCAGTTGAGGGAAGGGTTGCAGAAAGAATGAATGATTATATAGACATGGAAATTCAAAGAATACTTAGAAAAGATGATGTGAAAAAAATTATTATACAAGAAATAATAAATCAAATTAATAGAGAGGTAAAAAGATGAGGAACAATCCAGAACACTATACGATAAACGGAAAAGAAACCATTAAGACAGTAATCGACATAGTCGACAACAACCACCTAAAGACGGAAGAGAGTATCTATCTTTTTAATACTCTCAAATACCTGGTACGATTTAACAACAAGAACGGATTAGAGGACCTCGTGAAAGCAAAGGACTTCTTAGAACGATTAATGGAAGTTTATAAAAAAGGAGAAACTAAAGTGGATGGATTAAAACGAATATCAATCGCAGCAAGAATTTTAAGACTAAATCTCTTAAAAGAAAAAATCGAACAACGGGCAATCGAAAGAGAGCTGGACAAAAAGGGAACAGTCGAAGGGCAGCTAACAAAAACAGCGGAAGAAGCCGCTGAGCTTATAATTGGAATATCCAAGGGCAAGAAGGAGATAATCAAAGACAGTATAGGGGATATCTACGTAACCCTGGTAGTTGGAAATATGCTAGACAGGGAGCTGGATTTTGACAAACTAAATATAACCAGTTGCAAGATGTTTGACGAAATACTCCCAGAATTACCCAAACAGAAAGACGAAGATAATAGACAAGCTTTTATTTTTTGCATGGCATCATTAATAACTTCAAGCTTAGAACACGGATATAGAAAAGACATTCTAGAGATTGGGATTACAAACTTAATGGGAGCAGCAACAGCATATGAACTAGATTTTGTGAACTGCGTAGAAAGTGCCTACAAGGAAATCTCTAACCGCAAGGGGAAGATGGTCAATGGTACTTTTGGGAAAGAAAGTGATTTAAGTGACACCACTAAATAAAAGATTAAAAGATTTAATTATTAAGAGCGGGAAACCACAAACAAAAGTAGCAAGAGAAGCAGGAGTACACGTAAACACCCTAAGAAATATTTTAAACGGGAAGCAAACAAAAAACATAAGTCTTAGAGTAGCACTAGGAGTAGCAAAAGCAACTGGAGCAATGGTAGAGGAGCTAGTAAAAAATACAGAATACGAAATAAAGTCGTAAAGATTTCGAGAGGTGCAGCTTGGTAAAAAAAGATTTGGAGAACATAAGGGCCGACATTTTAAATTTAAAAAGCATGCTGAGACAGCTGGAGTGGTACCAAAGTATAAAATATTCTGTGAAATCTTCTACCGACTTTCACGCAGTAAGAGCCACAGGCGGGAAGATTTATAAAGATAATATTGTAGAGGACATAGACGAGCTACAGTACTGCATAAGCATACGCATATTAAAATTATTAGAAAAAGTAAACAGGGCACAGATTGAAATACAGAAGATAGGTGGAATAGAAGCCTGCATTTTGGAGCGAAGATACATCGAAGGAATGGAGTGGGAAGAGATAGGGGAAGAGTTAAACTATAGCATTTCACAGGTTTATAAATACCACAAAAACGCTTTGAAGATGATAGTAAAAGATAGTCAATAATAATATTTTTGTGATACTATAGTAATAGGTAAATTTGAAGATTTACCAAGATTTTTCTTTCTTTTTTTCTTACGGATAGCGGACAAAAAATTGTCTATAATGCTCCTTTTGAGAAGAGCCTGTATCGCTGTGCAGGCTCTATTTTTATGAGAGGAAGAAGCAATGAAAGAAAATATGAATTTGAATCAGTTTTTGAAGAAACTAAAAAAACATAAGAACCACATAGAAAGAAATACTTTTAAAACCATAAGGGGTCAAGCTATAAACGGAGACCTGGAAGGAGCAAGAAAAGGACTGATGAGAATACTGGATAAAGAGATGATAAACCTTGGATAAAATAAAAATAGTATATAAAAAGGTTGAAGAACTTATACCATACATAAATAACCCGAGAGACAACACCAAGGCAGTAGACAAGGTAGCAAGTTCTATAAAAAACTTTGGATTTAAGGTCCCAATCGTCGTAGACAAAGACAACGAAATCGTGGCAGGTCACACTAGAATTTTAGCAAGCAAGAAGCTAGGACTAGAAGAAGTACCCTGCATAGTAGCAGACGACCTGGACGAATCTCAAATAAAAGCTTTTAGACTTGCAGACAATAAAGTATCCGAGTTGGCAGAATGGGATTTTGAACTTTTAGGACTAGAGCTAGAAAGCCTAAAGGATTTTGATATGTCAGAATTTGGATTTGAAGAAATAGACTTCAAAGACAACTTCAAAGACGACAACTTCGACATAGACATGGAAGTAAATGAAATCAAAGAGAAAGAGCCAGAAAGTAAACAAGGCCAAATATATAGACTGGGAGACCACCTGCTAATGTGCGGAGACAGCACTAATCTAGAACAAGTCAAACAAATAGTAGACTTAGGAGGAGTTGATCTGGTCGTAACCGACCCACCATACAATGTCAACTACGAAGGTACAGCAGGAAAAATACAAAACGACAACATGAGCAATGAGTCCTTTTTGAATTTCTTGGAAGACACTTTCAAAGTTATGAGGGATTGCTTAAAAGAAGGCGGATCATACTACGTGTGGCACGCTGATACAAATAGATTATATTTTTCACAGGCACTAAAGAATAATGACCTGGAAGAAAGACAAAACCTAATATGGGTTAAGAAAAGTTTAGTACTAGGACGACAAGATTACAACTGGAAGCACGAACCGTGCCTATATGGTTGGAAGCCAGGAGCAGCTCACTACTTTATAAATGATTTTACAAACACTACCACATTTGATGATGAGCCAAACTTATCAAAGATGACAAAGGAAGAGCTAAGAGACTACGCTGAACTTTTACTAAAACTAAGGGAAGACGGAACAACAATTCTAAGAGAAGCCAAACCGTCAACAAATCCACTACACCCAACAATGAAACCAGTTCCACTAATAGCAAAACAAATAAAGAACTCCAGCAAGAAGCGTGAGATAGTCTTAGATTTATTTGGAGGAAGTGGAACAACACTAATAGCCGCCGAACAAACAGGAAGAAAAGCAAGACTTGTAGAACTAGACCCAGTATACGTAGACGTAATAATTCACAGGTGGGAAAAGTTCACAGGCAAAAAGGCGGAGCTAATAAATAAATAAGCGTACAAGTTGAAAGACGGAATAGATTTAATAAGGGTAGCCAGGAATATAAATCGCCAATTAACAAACCTACCTTATTATGTAACCCTTAACGGATAACCATTAAAAAGATTTCTACAATAGTTTACACCTCCATAGGCACCCTTAAAAAATCTATAAAAATTCAAGTTAGTTTATACAAGAATCAGGAAGCGAAAACATCGCTTCTTTTTTTATTATTTAAAAAGGAATGATCAAATGACGACAAAAAAAGGAGGAAGAAAAGGCAAGTTCCATGAGTGGCTAGAAGAAGATGGTCTGACAAAGATAGAAGCCTGGGCAAGAGACGGACTAACCGAAGAACAGGTAGCAAAGAATATGGGAATAGCATACTCAACTTTAAAAGAGTGGAAAAACAAGTTCCCAACTATAATGGCTGCCCTAAAGAAGGGGAAGGAAGTCGTAGACTTTGAAGTAGAGAACTCACTACTGAAAAGAGCCATGGGAATGGAAGTAACGGAAGAGAAAGTATACTACCAAGAAGTGGACGGTAGAATCACTACAAAAAAAGAAGTTACAAAGAAGCAAATACCACCAGATACCACAGCAATGATATTCTGGCTCAAGAACAGGAAGCCATACGAGTGGCGAGACAGAAGGCACCAGGTACTAGAGGGAGAACTAGACATAAATGGCAAAAATCCATTTGATGAACTTACAGCAGAAGAACTAAGGAAGATGATAAAGGACCAGTAAGAAAGGATTGTAAAAAATGAGTTGGAATCCGATTAAAGGCTATGAAGGTTTATACGAAGTAAGCGAAGAAGGACAAATAAGAAGCCTGGACAGGTATCAAAACAACCACGGAAAACCACAATTTATTAGAGGGAAGACAAAATCACTAAGAAAAGACCCACAAGGATATTTGATGACCGACTTATACAAGGAAGGCAAACAAGAAACAGTTAGAGTTCATAGAGTAGTTGCAGAAGCATTTATAAAAAATACTTTTAATTTGCCAACCGTAAATCACAAAGACGGAAACAAAGAAAATAACAAATTATCAAATCTAGAATGGGCTTCTTATAAAGACCAAAGCGAGCACCTATATAAAAATAATTTGAAGTCAAAAAAAGGCATTGAAAAATCTATCAAGGCAATGGCCAAGGCAACATCTATAAAAGTTAGATGCAAGAATAATAACAAAGTTTATAGTTCGATTTCAAAAGCAGCGAAAGAAGTAGGAGCATCAGCAAGTCAATTAAGTATAGCCTGTAAAATAATTTCAAAAGCAGCAGGAAGAGACAAAAACGGGAACCCTTTATATTGGGAGTATGCATAGCAGGAGGGGGTGGTTAAGTGGCAATTGACTATAAAATAATAAAGCAGGCAAAACTAGCACTGGCAAGAAAAGATTTTTATTATTTTTGTCAACTCAAAAACCCAAACTTTTATAAAGACGATAGAAGATACTTAAAAGACCTTTGTGACAGTTTGCAGGATTTTATGAAGTCGAAGAACCAAGTGTTTATAGTCAACATGCCTCCGTAGCTTAGGCACGGGAAGACTTTCTCTATTAACCACTTTGTACAGTGGATACTTGGGAACAACAACAAGCTAAAAATAATGATAGGAGCATACAACGACCTACTATCAACAAACTTCTCAAAGCAGATAAGGAACTCCATAGCGGAAGAAAACCCTAGAGCGGTTACATTCTCCGACATATTCCCAAACACAAAAATCAAATACGGAGACGGAGCAATAAACCAGTGGTCCCTAGAAGATGGGAACAACAACTACTTAGCAACATCACCAGGGGGAACTTCTACAGGATTTGGAGCCGACATACTGGTAATAGACGACTTGATAAAAAACTCGATGGAAGCAAACAACACCCTAACCCTAGACAAGCAATGGTCCTGGTTCACAGATACAATCCTATCAAGGCTGGAAGGAAACAACTGGAAGATAATCGTAGTTATGACAAGGTGGTCCACCAAAGACCTGGCCGGAAGACTTATAAACTTTTGCAAGGAGAATGAAACACCCTACCAGCACATAAATTATAAGGCGGTCCAGGAAGATGGGAGCATGCTATGCGACGAGATACTGAACCGAAAGTCCTTTGAAATAAAGGCCAAGGCCATGAGTCCGGAGATAGCAAATGCAAACTACCAGCAAGAACCAATAGACATCAAGGGAACTTTATACAAAGGCTTTAAAACATACGACACTATACCAGTTGATATGTTTGGCAGATACAAGTTCACGGAAATTAGGAGCTACTGCGATACAGCCGATACCGGGGAAGACTACCTATGCAACATTATATACGGAGTTTTAAACCGAGAAGCTTATATACTTGATGTTTATTACACCAAGGACCACATGGAGATAACGGAAAAAGAAGTAGCAAGAAGGCTGACAGATTACCAAGTAAACACAGCACTCGTAGAGGGCAATAACGGTGGCCGAGGTTTTGCAAGACAGGTAGAAAGTCACTGCCAAGAATATGGCAACTTTAGGACAGTTATAAACACCTTCCACCAATCAAACAACAAGAACGCAAGGATACTATCCAACGCTACCTGGATAATGGAGCACATCTACTACCCAGAAAACTGGTATAACAGGTGGAACGAATATTTTATCAGCATGAAAGAGTACCAGAAGGAAGGGAAAAACCTTCACGACGATGCTCAAGATGCAACAACGGGAGTAGCGGAAAATATTATAAACGAAGGAGGCCTATACTTTGGATAACCTATCGACCAAGATAATAAATAAAATTTTAAATGATTACAGGAGCAGCAAGGACTACGAAGAAATAGTAACCAGCTACGAATACTACAACAATAAACAAGAAATCCTATACAAGAAAAGATTAGGGATTGGAGAGGTAAAAGGAACGAGAGAAGTTATAGAAAACCTCCCAAATAATAAAATCATGAGAAACCAATATGCAGTCCTAGTAGACCAGAAAAAGAACTACTTACTCACTAGACCAATTGGAGTGAGCAGCGAGAACAAAAGCTACCAGGAAAAGCTGCAGCAAGAACTTTTTGATTTTAAGTTTCACAAACTCATAAAATCAGTTGGAAAAGACTCACTCCTAGCAAACATGGGGTATATCTACCCATACATCGACAAGGAAGGAAACTTCAAACTGATGAAGTTTGACCCTTTAGAAATTATACCGATTTGGGAAGACAAGCTCCACACATGGCTCCAGGGCTTCATTAGATTTTACAAGACAGTAGACTACGAGGACCACGAAACAGAAATAGTGGAATACTACCACATGTGGGGGATAGATAGATACGAGGAAGTAAATGGAGAGTTAGTCCTAAGAGAGCAGGAGCCTTATTTTATGATAGGAGACGAGATAGGCAACTGGGGAAGAATTCCACTAATTTATTTTAGGATGGACGAGCAGGAACAACCACTACTAAATAGGGTGAAGGCTTTGCAAGATGCTATCAACTCAATCCTCTCAAGATTTATGGACTCAATGGACGAGGACTCCAGGAACACAATCCTGGTCCTAAAAAATATTGGTGGCCATAACGAACAAGACCTAAAGAGGATAAGAAGAGAAATAAACCGCAGCGGAATTATAGCTTTTTCTTCTAACCCACAAACAGGCAACGCAGATGTATCGACACTAAGCGTAGACATAGACATAACCAACTACGAGACAGTCCTAGGAATTCTTATAAGGTCCCTTATAGAAGTTGGAAGAGGAGTAGACACAAACTCCGAGCTATTCCAGAAGGCAGTAAACCAAATGACCATTCAATCTCTTTACACCAACATCGACCTAGATGCCAACGAGATGGAAACAGAATACAAGGTCAGCCTAGATATACTTTTATATTTTTATAATTTTTACAAGGGTTACGACCACCAAGATGTCAAGTTTAATTTTGACAGAAACATTTTAATCAACGAGACAGCAACAATAGAAAACGCTCAAAGGTCAATCGGAGTAATCTCAAACAGGACTATCATGAGGAACCACCCATGGGTTGAAGACATAGCTGAAGAAGAAAAGCAAGTAGCCAAAGAGATGAAAGAGGAGTCGGACTATGACGGAGTACTGGAAGAATAGATTTCTCAAATCCACAAAAAATGTTTTTGATAGCAACGACAAATATGTAGCTGAAATTTTTAGAATGTATAAAGGGGCAGCAGAAAACATAGACAGGGATATTCTAGGCATACTAAACAGCATGGACGAAGTAAGCATGAGCGAAGCAAAGAAACTTTTAAACAAGAAAGAGGTTAAAAGTTTTAGAAACAATCTATCAGATTTTACAAATGCTTCAAAAGGTTTTATAACACAGGACCTGGAGAAGGAACTCGATGTAGCTTCAAGAAGAGTAAGGATATCAAGGCTCCAGGCCATGCAGCTATCCCTAAAATCAAATGTGGCTGTACTGCTAAATAAGGAGCAGAAGAAACTTTTTGCACATTTATCAAACCAATACACCAGCAGCTACTACGAAGACCTATACGAACTACAAAGGATAACGGGGTACGAGCAGATAAACAAATTATCGCCAAGCTTCGTAGAGGAAGTGCTAAACACTTCATGGGCCAACGACGGGAAAAACTTCTCGGACAGAATATGGACCAGGAAGGATAAACTTCTAAGCACCCTTGATACCAACCTAAGACAAGGGCTTATAACCGGAAGGGGTCCAGATAAAATATCCGCCGAGATTTCACACGAACTAGATGTCAGCAAGTCAAATGCAAAAAGACTGGTTCAAACAGAATCGGCAGCCATACACGCAAGCTCCAGGAAGTCAATGTTCAAACAAATGGGAGTAGAAAAGTATGAGATTTTGGCAACACTTGATACAAGGACCACAGAAATATGCCGAGGACTAGACGGAAAAGTTTTTAATGTTAAGGACTACGAGGTAGGAATAACAGCTCCACCCTTCCACATATACTGCAGGTCGACAACAATACCATACTTTGATGACGACATCCAAGATGAGATTGTAGAAAGAAGAGCAGCAAGAGATATAAGAACAGGTAAGTCTACAACAGTACCGGATATGACCTATAAAAAATGGTATGAAAGATTTGTAAAAGAAATTGATACCAACACAGCTGGAGGGTATAATAGTGATGAAATAATAATACCTAGAAGCTTAAGTGCGGCAGGGTTTAGAGATACAGTAAAGTTACCAAACGGGGGTTATACTAAGCTAACTCAAGGAACAAAGATCACAAAAATAGTTGTATTTGCAGGAGGGAACTCAAACAAAAAAGTTAAGGTAGCTAACCACCTAGCAAAACAATACAAAAATAAACCGAAGGATTGGAAAAAAGTCAGAGGGGAAGGTTTTGTAGATTTTAAAGGAAAACCAGCAAGATGCGAACTACACTGGTTTGAGTCAAAACAAACCGGAAGAGTAAAAATGAAAGTCAAAAGGTGGTTTGAAGATGAAAGTTAAGTATATAGGAGAAACGGACCCAGTCTACATGATAAAAAATAAGATATATGAAGTCTTAAGCATAGAGAAAGGTTGGTATAGAATAATTGACGAAGAAGAGGAAGATTATTTATATCCGCCAGAATTATTTGAAATAGTAGAGGAATAAAACAAGGAATAAGGCACGCTAACATTTGAGTTGGTGTGCTTTTTGTTTGGAAGAAAAAAAGAAAATTAATCGTAAATAATCGTTAGGAAATCGTGCGAAAAACACACGCAAATTCACACGATTATTTTTTATGGTCAAAGTGGGAAGTGCGACAAGTTATATATTTTGCACAAAGGGGCGGGGAAAAATAACTTGAAGAAGTTAAGCAACTGTAAAATGCTGAATAGCAACTATGCGAAAATAGGAGGAAGAAATGTTAACTAAAGAAAGATTACTGGGACTTGGAATTGAAGACGAGAAAGCCGACAAGATACTTGAAGAAGTAAACAAGGACTACGTGCCTAATTACAGATACAAGGAAGTAAAAGACAACCTAGATAGTTTAAGCGAAGACATCAAAAAGAGAGACAAACAAATCGAAGGGTTAAAAAAACATAGCGGCAACAAAGAAGAGCTTGAAGCTGAAATCAATAAGCTGAAGGAAGAAAACAAAAAAGATAGAGAAGCAGCTGAAGAAAAACTAAAGGCTGTAAGAAAAGATAATGCAATCACAGAATATCTATATGGCCAGAAGGTAAACAACATAAGCGTAGTCAGAAAGCTATTAGACGGAGAAAGCATAAAGTACGAGGACAACAAGCTAATAGGAATCGACGAGCAGCTCAATACATTAAAGGAAGACGAGACACTAAAATCTCTTTTCAAGGAAACGAAAATCAAAGGCGGGAACCCAAGAATCCCTGGAGACAATCCAGAAAAGCCAAAGGGTTTATTTGACACAGTAATCGAAAGAGAAGCAGATACAAAAGATTTTAATCCATGGGGATAACAGGAGGTAAAAATGTTAAGCAAAAATTTATCATTTGAAGCAAAAACAAATATTTTAGCATACGCAGACCCATACGTAGCTATGACAGTTACTCTAAAGAAGGGCAGCGGAAAAGAAGTAGCAGGAAGAAACATCGTAAAAGCAGGAACAGTTTATCCAAAAAATGATGCAACAGCAAAGGGCATTATTTTATACGACATCGACGTAACAGAATCAGACATGGAAGCACCACTACTAATCGAAGGTTATGTGTACGAAGACAAACTACCAGAAGCAATCAACGCAGAAGCCAAGATGCCAGAAATTAAACTAGTAAAATAAGAGGAGGAAAATAAATGCCACAAGAACTTACTAATGCGATTTTAAACTTGAGCGAGGGGAACCTTGACCTAAGAGAGTACGCAAGAACAAAGCAAGAAGAAAACAATGTCGGAAACCTTTTATTTCCAAATGTTAAGACAAACGATTTAAAAATCGAATACATCGTAGGCGGCAACCAACAACCAGTCACAGCAGAAGTTTATTCTCCAGATACTAATACAAAACTATCCGGAAGACCAGGCCTAGCAAAAAACATCTTAGACATGCTTTTAATTAAAGACTCAAAGTACATCACAGAAGATGAAATTGTTAAGCTTCAAAACCCAAGAACAACTGCAGAAGAACAAGAAGTCCTAAACAAGATTTTTAACGACGTAGACCTAACAATCGAGTCAGTTTATAAGAGAATCAACATGATGAGATTTGAAATCCTACAAACAGGAAAACTAACTCTAGACGAAAACGGTGTAAAGGGAGTAATCGACTACCACATGCCAGAAGCACACCAAGAAACTCTAAAGACTACTTCAAGATGGTCAGAAGCAGCAGCAAACCCACTAGAAAATCTTGATAAATGGGTGGACACAATCGTAAACGATACAGGAATCAACCCAACAAGAATGCTAATGGATAAAGCCACTTCAAGACTACTTCTAAACTCAGAAGCAGTAAGAAAAGGAATCTACGGAGTGAACGCTTCAATAGTTCCAAGCCTAACAAACTTAAACGACTTTTTAACTCAAAGAGACTTGCCAACAATCGCAGTTTATAACGAAAAATATAGACTAGCGGACGGAACAGTAATTCCACTCATTAAACCAAACACAGTTATTCTAATGCCAGAAACAAAACTAGGCAATACAAACTTTGGACTAACTGCAGAAGAAGTGGAACTACCAGCTGTATCAAACCTAGAAGTAAGGAACCAAGATTTTATTACATCTGTGATCTACAGAAGAGTAGACCCAGTAGCGAGAATCACAAAATCAGTTGCAAGAGCAATCCCATCCTTCGAAGCTTGTAATCAAGTATTCGTAGCGACAGTAAAATGATAAGACTCGATAGGATAAACGGAATTATAAGATATTTGGGAGGAGAAGAAATCGACTCCCAAGTCTTAGAGTTCCTGGAAGTTGAGGTTTTAGACATTTTAAGGTGGGCATGTTATAGGGAAGACTTTCCAGAAGAAGCTGACATGGCCATAGAATACTTAATGGCAATAAAGGCAATCCTAAACAGTTTGGAAGTCGGAGATATAATCGATGCCAAGACACCAGCAGCAGGAAGGACTCCAAAGTCAGTCACAATAGAAAATACTTCTGTAGACTTTGGAGATACAGGCGAGCAAGACAAGAAGGATTTAAAAAAGGAAGGCTACAAGCAAAAGATGAATGACCTCTTCGATAGCAAACTAGAAATCTTTTGCAGCAGGTACAGGTGCATGAAATGGTAGGAGTAGAAGACATATACACAGAAGCTCTCAAAATCTTAATGGAAGATACATTCGATGCCTACGCAGAAGTGGAGTACAAAGACCCAGAAACAAAAAGGCAGATGACCAAGACGGAAAAGATTATAGATAATCAAATCTGCTTACTAGCCTTTAAAACAGTTTCAAGCGAGGACAAAGAGACGGGATATGTTAAGTACGGAAGAGAAGATGTACTAACAACCCTACCCGGCATAAAGATACCAATGGGGTCAACCATTGTAGTTAGAAAAGCAATAGGGAAGACCTACAAGTATCAATTGTCGCAGCAACCGTCAATGCATACAACTCATACAAAATATGTTTTGAAGAAGGTTGATATCGGATGATAAAAATCGATGTGAGAGAGCTGGAGGATTTGAAGAAGAACTTCAAAAAATTTGAAAAGATGCTAGACAAAATCATGGAAGAAGCCATAGAGGATATAGCACTAAGGACTCTAAGAAAGATTACAAAGAGGACACCAGTCGATACAGGGAACCTAAGATTGTCCTGGGATATTTCTAGAGCAAAAAAGACCAGCACAGGATATCAAATCGAGATTTTAAACCCAACAGAATATGCTCCCTACGTTGAATATGGGCACAGGATAGTAGCAGGCGGAGCAACAATAGGCTGGAAGGAAGGAGTCTTCATGATGACTATATCGGAAAAAGAAATGGAAAAAACCATGGATAAAATTATTCAGAAGCACCTAGACAAATACGAAGGCTTATTATTTGAGTGATAATTATGAATTTACTACAAGGCATAATCAACAAACTAGACGAGCACTACCCAAACGTCAAGAAGGAAACAAGGATAGGTAAACAAGGAATCAGTCCGGAAGGAATAAGAACTCCTTGTTTTTTTATTTTTACAGTTGAAACCCAATTATTAAGGCAGCTGTATGATTTCTTTTTGACCGATAACGTGATTAATGTGGTTTATATTTCTGACGACAAGGACAGATACAACCTTGAGGAAATAAAGCTCGACCTTTTATTTATTTTGGAGCAAATCCAGCTAAAGCAAATTGGAGTTACCGCTACGGAAGTAAGCGGCAAAATAGTAGACGGGGATATTGTTATAACAGCCAGATACAAGGTGCTGCTAGAAAAGGAAAAAGACCAAAACATCATGAAGCACCTGGACGAAAACATAACTACAAAAAGGCAAGGAAATTCTGAAGACCAAAGCAACGACAACTACAGGAAGAACCTAAGTAAAAGAGTATTCAGAGACACTTATAAAAAGGGCCAGAGAAAAGTAGACCAGGAACTAGAGGACCAACGAATAGCGGAAGCAAACCAAAAGATAAAAGATAGAGATATAGAAAATTTAAAAAGATTGGAGAAACACGATGGAAACAAAACAAGCGGATGTTAAAGTAACTGCGGATGTTAAATTCACTAAAGAACAATTCCTAAATGCTAAAGAACCAATTGGAAGTCTAGATGCATTATATGTTGTTTTGGAAGACGGAAAAGAATACACGAAAGAAGAAGCAGAAAAATTATTAAATGATTTTTTAAATAGAAAGGTGGTTAAATAATGGCATACGGTGGTGGAACTTGGAACCCACCAATTCAAAACAAAGAATTGGGCGGAACTTATGTATCTTTTACATCAAAGGCTAGACCTTCCAATATCTTTGGAGAAAGAGGGTTCCTAGCAGTAGCGATAAACCTAGACTGGGGAGCAGCGGAAAAAATTATCACAGTAGAAGCAGCTGACCTACAAAAAGACTCACTAGCTCTATTTGGACACCAATATACGGACGAGGAACTAATGCCTTTAAGGGAAGCACTCCTACACGCAAAGACAGTATATGTTTATAGACTAAACGCAGATGGCCAAAAGGCTAAAAATGATTTTATTGAAGCCAAGTGCACAGGAACAAAAGGAAATGACTTCACAGTAAGAACCTCAGTTTCAATCGACGACGAAAACAAGATAGAAATCGAGTTAAGGATTGGAACTTTTAAGGCATTACTTGAAACAATCGACAACACAAAAGAAGCGATTGAAAAGTTCAACAAAGAAAACCCATACATCAAGTTCAACATTTCTAAGTTTGCAAAAGAAACAAACATAGGAATCTACAAGCTAACAAATGGAGTAGACGGGGAAGAAACAGTAGGAGAACACCAAAAGTTTTTAGACCTTATCGAAAGTAAATATATTAACGTTATAGCTTACGCAGGAAACGACGAAGGAGTAAAGAAATTATACTGCTCATACGTTGAAAGAAGAGTAAACCAAGAAGGGGCATACCTACAAGGGGTAGTTTATAACTTCAAGAAAAACTCAGAATTAATTATCAACGTAACAACACCTGCAGAAGGATCAAAGTTACCAAGCGACATAGTCTACTGGGTAGCAGGAGCAGAAGCAGGCTGCGAAATTAATAGGACAGTTGGCAACGACATCTACGACGGAGAACTAAAACTAAAACCAATCAACAAGGCAAGAGACCAAATCGCAGCACTAAGAAATGGAGAATTCGTGTTCCACGAAGTAGACAACGAAGTAAGAGTCCTAGACGACATAAACTCACTAACAGAATTCTCAAAGTCAAAGAACAAAGACTTCAGCAAGAACCAAATTATAAGAGTTATTCATCAAATCGCCAACGACTGGTCAACAATTTTCAACACTGAATTTTTAGACAAGGAACTAAACGACAAGACAGGTCAAAGCATCTTGTGGAACGACTTCACAAACCACGCAAACAAGCTACAAAATATTAGAGCTATAAGGAACTTTGAAGCGGAGGACATAATCGTGGACTTTGGGGAAGACAAGGATGCAGTTTATGCTGAGTTTGCAGTTTGCCCTGTTTTAGCAATGAAGAAACTATATCTATCAGTAATCGTAGAATAAGGAGGAGCAGCAAATGGCACTAGAAAAATTTCTCGAAAGAGAAGACTTGATAAACGGTCGATTTGGAGAAGCAGTAGCGGACATCGAGGGAGAAAGGGTAACCTTATTCTTTTTGAAGAACATTACTGCTAAAGTGGATATCGATAGGACGGACATACCAAGACTAGGTACACCAATAAACCTATCAACAGGCGGAGATGCCAAAGGAACTTGGGAAGCAACAATGTATTCCCACACAAAGGCTTTTAGAAAAATCGCCAAAAGATATATGCACGAAAGAAAAGAAACACCAATCGACATTATACTAACGCAAGATGATCCTAACTTTGCACAGGGAAGTGACACAGTAATTCTAAAGAATTGCTACCTAGAAACTACAACGATTTTCCAACTAGATGTCGAAGCTTCTGAACTTGAAGAAGACATCTCTGGAACTTTTGAAAACTTTGAGGAGAGATAAGAAAATGGATAGAAACAACCTAAATGTATTTTTTAGAGAAAATGTAGAAGCAAAAAGAACTGAAATCGAAATCCAAGCCAGCGATAGATTTAAAGACAAAGAAGGGAATCCTATTCCTTTTGTTTTTAGACTTTTAGAAGCCAAAGAAATCGCTGAGTTAAAAGAAAAAGGATATGAAACAGATAAGAACGGAAACATCAAAGTAACCACATCAAAGATGGCAAGAGAAACTATCCTAAGAAGTATCATCTTCCCAAATCTAAACGACAAAGCACTACAAGATAACTATAAGGCTTCAAGTGCCGGTCAACTTTTAAATGCAATGTTGGAAGGAAGAGAGTACGAAAAACTAGGAGATAAACTCGTAAGAGAGCAAGGACTAGTAGCCGACTACAAAGAGCTAATCAAGAAAGCAAAAAACTAATAAGGGAGGACTTGCTAACCTCCCAAGCATATGTGATATTTTGGGAAACCAAGGGCAACATAAGGCCCGAGGAGTTTTTATCATGGACTGTTGGGAAACAGTCCTTTTATATTGCAATGCTATCCTGCAAGTACGAGGACGACAAAGAAGTACAAAAAAGACTTAAAAGCAAAGTCAGATAAAGGGGTGAGAAGATGAGCTTAGAAACAACAATAATGATGTACAACCAGGTAACTCCTGTTTTACAAAGCGTAGTAAGTGGACTTGATATGTTAGTAGCGGAAGCCAAAAAGACAGAAGGAGCTACTAAGAACATGATAAACTTAGAAGCTCTTGAATCAGCCCAAGGTCTATTTCAACAAGCAGGAACAGGCATAAAGCAAATGACTGAAAAGGCGGAAGAAGCTAGACGACAACATGAAAACTACAACAAGGAAGTAAGAAAAAGTCCCGAGTTTTTAGGAAATGCTACAAGAATGTTAAAAACATTTGTAGCTACCTACGCAGGCCTAAGAGGAATAAAAGCCTTTGTAGGTGCAGCCGACGAGTTCTCAAATATAAAAGCAAGGCTAGATATGATTAGTGGAGGAGCAGCTCAAACTTTGCAGCTTCAAGATGCAATCTATCAAAAGGCCCAGGAATCTGGAGCAGGCTACACCGCAATGGTCGATAACTTTACAAAGCTAGCGATGCAGGCGGGGAATGCTTTTGGCAACTCAAACCAAACAATCCTAGAGTTCTCAACGCTATTAAATAAACAGTTTGCAATAGCAGGAACAGAAGGTATGGCAGCAGAATCTGTAATGTACAACTTGACCCAAGCACTAGCAAGTGGAGTTTTAAGGGGCCAAGACTTAAACGCTATTTTACAAAATACTCCTCAAATAGCAAGAATGATAGAAGAGCAGATGGGGATAGCCACAGGAAGTATCAAAAGTGCAGCCGAAGAAGGACTAGTAACTTCTGACATTGTAGTAAGGGCCATACTGGAAAACAAAGCAAAAATAGAAGGGGCATACAACGAGATGCCGAAAACTTTTGGAAGGATAACAACGGAAATAGGAAACTCATTTTTAATGGGTTTAAGACCAGCCTTCGAAAGTTTCAGCCAGTTTTTAAATGCCGAGCAGTTCCAAACTTTTGTAGCCAACGCAAAAAATGCAGGCAGTATACTAGGAGAAGTAATAGGGCAAACAGTAAACACAGCTATTACAGGGTTTAACTTTATCATTGAGTACGGGGCACTAATAAGACCAATTGTTTTAAGTATAGCCACAGCCTACGGAATCTGGATACTACAAACTAAAATCTTGACTAAAACAAATGTAGAGATGATGAAGTCTTTGGCAACAAACCCATACGCATTGGCCGTGGTGGGAATAGTCGCCTTTACAGCTATTTTAAAGGAAGCTTTGGAGTATTTAGGTTTGGCAAAGGACGGAGCCGATGCACTCAACAAAGCCATACTAGCAGTAAGTGGAGCAGTGACAGTTTTGACCTTAGCCATGATAATTTTAAACGGAACTATAGCCGCAAACCCAATAGGCTTGGTCTTAATGTTTGCAGCATCACTAATAGTTCTTATTATTACTGTTGTTAAAATGCTTATAGAAAAGGTTGGAGGATTGGCAGTAGCCTGGCTTTTAGTTCAAGATTTCTTTATAGGCCTTTGGGAAAAGGTCCAAGTGGGATGTGCAGTAATGGGCAACCAAGCTCAAATAGCAAGTGCAACAATGAACATAGCATTCATGTCAGCATTTGATGCAATCCAAGTAGCTTGGAATGGGCTCCAAATGCACATAGTCAACGGAATCCAAATCCTCATGAACAATTTCAAAATCATGATTAACGATTTTATAAACGGACTAAACGGCCTTTTAGGACTTGTAGGAAAAACACTTCCAACACTCGAAGTAAGTACCAACGAGGAAATAATGGCCAAGAACCAGGCGGAACGTGATAGAAAGAACGCAGCTGATACTGCATCTACTAAAGCGGCTCAAAAACAGTTGGAAGAACTAAAGGCAAGTAACGAAAAACATATACAAGATATGCGAAGCCAATTCTCACAAAACAAGATGAGAAGAGAAGCGGACATAGCAATAGCTAAGAGCAAGGCTCTAGACAAAAAGAATGCTAAAGACAAGTCGGATAACCAAGTCGACATAGAAAAAATGCTAAACAACCTTCCAGGGGGAAACGGTGGAGAACTTGAAAAGAGCCTAGGAAGTAAGGGTTCAAAGCTAGACAAGATAGCGGACAACACCAAAGGGATAAAGGATAATACAGCATGGAGAAACAACGACCTAACAAGTTTGAGAGACCTAATGGAACAAAGAGCCATTACAAGTCTAAGTAAGGACTTCAAGGTTGAAATCAATAACTCCTTCACAGGAAATGTCGACAGCAGCATAGACGAGGAAGCTATGGCACAAAACGTATCAAACAAGATAGCAAGACAGCTAGAAATGCAATTCAATGCGGGGTGATTAGATGGCAGAAGCATATGAACTATATATAAACGGTTGGCAGGTCCCAATCACACCTTCAGAATTGGAAATGAGCGTAGACAGCAAAAATGATTTTTTGAATCTAATAAACGGAGAAACTTATACAGTCCTCCACAAAAGGGAGCTAAAGGAATTTAACTTCTCCTTTTTCTCATTTTCACACCCACACCCAAGCGTAGGGAATTTTATATCCCAGGCCCAGGTTCTGAAAAATTTGGAAGACTTAAAAAACAACAAAGAAGTTTTTGAATTTGTAATTATAAGAACTTCCTCCGACCCGGAGCTAAAAAACTCAACCTGCAGATACACCACCCTAGAAGACTACAAAGTTTTGGAAGACTCCCAATACGGAACCAATATAAAGATATCCGTCACTCTAAAAGAATACATCCCAATAAAAACTGTGAAACTAGTTGATAAGAGCAACAACGAACCGGAAGCCAAAAGGCAGATGTACAAGACTATTACAGAAAACCCTGCTGCAGTAGGAATTGGGATAGCACTAACAGCAACCTGTATGGCTATGCCAGGAGCAGGAGGAAAAATAGTAAATAAGTTATTGACACCTCTAGTCAAGAAGACCAGCAAGGAAAAGATAAAACATGATTATCAAAAATTCAAACAAAGTATTCACAGTTAGGATAGAAAGAGGAAGTGGCGGCACAGTTTCTGAACCAGTAATCGAGGGAGATGTTGTCATTACATGGACCCGAGATTTTAGGGCAGGAATAATGGAATTTAACACAGTCAAAGATGATGCTTTAAACTTCCAGGAGGGAGATAGGGCATCATTCTCTATTGACGGAAAATTATTTTTTCTAGGATTTGTCTTCAAGAAAGCAAGAGACAAAAGACAAATTATAAAAGTAACCTGTTATGACCAGGTAAGGTATCTGAAAAACAAGGACACCTACCAGTACAAGGCCATGAGTGTATCGGACCTTATAAAAAAGATTTGTGAGGACAGGGGCCTAACAGTTGGCACCATAGAAAGTGCCAAGTTTAAGGTGCCTAAAAAGATTGAAGAGAACCAAGAATACATGCAAATGATAAAGGCGGCAGATGACATCAACCTATCGCAAACAGGGGAAATATTTACACTCTTCGACGACAAGGGAAAAATATGCTACATGAAGCCGACGAGCATGATAGTAGACTACCCACTAACCTACGACAACGCAGTAGATTTTGACTACGTGACTTCAATCGACGATGGAACTTATAACCGAATTGTGGTTTATATCACGGACGACAACGGGAACCAACTAAGACAAGTGGTCAAGGAAGACAGGGAGTCAATAAAACGTTGGGGAGTTTTGGAATACACAATCAAGACGAATAATGCCGAGGACATAGAAAGCAAAGCAAGCCAACTGTTAGAACTTTTTAATAGAAAGTACCGCAGCTTTAAAATTAAGCAAGCAATAGGAGACGAAAGGATAAGAGCAGGAAGTCTGGTGCCAGTCAGAATGATGGCCATAGGAGATATAGACATAAACTCCTACATGCTAGTGGACAGCATCAAACACACTTTTCATGATGGAAATCATTTCATGGATCTAGACCTCCAAAACAAAGACATAATGCCTATTGGCAGCGGAGACGGAATCATTCAAGATAACAAGAAACAAATGCTTGATGGTTTTGGAAGTGTTGGAAGTTTAGGGACAAAAAAGTCACCAGTTCAAGCAGACAGTGCTCAGCTACAAAAAATGCTAGATAGTGCATTCAGTCACCTTGGAGAAAAGTACAGCCAACCCAAGAGAGGGCAGAAAGGATATTCAGACTGCTCTTATTTTGTTTGGCAGGCAATGAGAGATGCAGGCTTCAATGTCCCAAAGGGAGCCTGGGATACTTCTTCGATGCTAAGAAGTGGGTGTTTTCAAAGAATACCATACGACGACGTCAAGGCAGGAGATGTGGCCATAAAACCAAGGACAAGGTCGGGCGGAGGTCACACTTTAATAGCACTGGGAAAAGATAAGATAATACACCAAACAAAACCACGTGCAAAGGTAAGCAACATGGGCAAGTACAAAAACTATGCCTGGTATAGGATTGTGAAATAATGGCAGATTTATACAAAGTTTTAAAAAACATAGCAGATAGTCAGCAGGAAAAGATTTCTTTTTCAGAAATCATCTACGCAAAGCTGACATCCATAAACCCAGTAACCTTTATTCCAGAAGACAGGGAAGGGGAAGAGGAACTGAAGAAGATAATTATAAAAGAAGACTTTCTGGTTATTCCAAAGTATAGGGTTTTTACAGAAGAGGAAATAGGAAATAAGTTCGTGCTACAAAAAAACTTTAGGGGCCAAACTTATTTTTATCTTTACGAAGCCAGCGAACCTCAAGGACAAAACGGAATAGAGTACAAGTGGAAGGGAAGAATAGACCAATGCCAACTTATAGGAACGTGCCCACACGGACAAGTCGTAGTGACACACGGAACTATAGAAAAGGCGGTACACGAAAAGGGGGTTGAAAAATGACTCCAAACTTTGACAACGAGTACCTGGAACAAGAAATCGAAATTGTTCTGCAGCCTAGCTTTACTCACAAAATGCTTATTGAAGAAGAAAGAGTAAAAGGCTACACGGACGGAGAAGAAGCAGTAAAACAATTTATTTATAAGTGCATCAACACCGAGAAAGGAATCTATCCAATTTACCCAAATTTTGGTGTAAAGAAAAGGGATTTGTTTGGCAAACCAAAAAATTATGCCTTTGTAGTTTTAACCAGAAGGATATCAGATGCACTAATGCTAGACGACAGAATCGAAGACGTGTACGAGTTCAAGTACCACGAAGATTGGTCCCAGGATTTAAACCTAGGGATGAGTTTTAAGGTCAGTTTAGTTGGAAGAGAGAAGTCAGTAGATATAGAGGAGGTGTTATTAGTTGGATACTAAAAGAATATACGAGCCGATGTTCGAGGACCAAACCTATGAGAAAATCCTTGAGAGGAACCTGGACAGGATACCGAACGAGTTCGACAAAAGAGAAGGGTCGGTAATTTTTGATGCCATAGCACCAATGGCCCTAGAGGTATCAATTCTTTACTCCTATTTGGACTTTCTTTTTAAAAATGCTTTTGGAGACACAGCCAACAGATACTGGCTAATTCAAAGAGCCAAAGAAAGAGGAATAGAACCACACCCTGCGACACCTTCGATAGTCATTGGAAAATTCAATGTTGAGCTACTCATAGGGGAAAAATTCTCGCACGAAGATCTTTATTTTGATGTGATTAAGTTTGCAGGAGAAAAAGAAGGCCTTTTTTATTACGAAATGCAATGCAGCACTCCTGGGATAGTCGGCAACATCAGAAAAGGAAGACTAACACCAAATAGAGCTATAAGAGATTTAAAGGTTGCAGAAATAGACAGCCTAGCTGTACTTGGAGAAAATGAGGAAGAGACTGAAACTTTTAGAGACCGATACTTTGAAACAATAAATTCAAACGCATACGGTGGAAACATTGACGACTACAGGATAAAAGTAAAAGCCATCGAAGGAGTAGGATCAGTAAAAATAATACCAGTTTGGAACGGTGGGGGAACAGTAAAGGTAATTATTACTGACCCAGAAAACAAAGGGGCAACCAAAGAACTCATAGAAAGAGTGCAAGAAGCACTAGACCCTGTACCCTTTAATCAAAAGGGAGTTGGAATAGCTCCTATAGGACACCTAGTCACAGTCGTAAGTGCCAAAGAAAAAGTAATAAACATCAACGCAGAAATCATGAAGGAAACAGGAAGCGATATCGAAGAAATAAAGAAGGACATTAAAAGAGATATCGAAGAATACTTCAAGTTGGAGCGTGAAAGATGGTCCAGGAAGAGCAAGGAAAAAGATGAGATTTACATTGAGAACGACATAAGACTAGCCAAGGTTATGAGTATTATTTTAAACACTAAAAACGTGGTGGACTACAGGAATATAAAATTCGATAGCGATGAAAAAATAATGGTTTTGCAAGAAGAAGAAATACCAGTGCTTGGAGAACTCAAGATAACTGAGGTGGTAATTTGATTGAAAAAAGAGAATTACAAGTAGACCTAAATGAAATAAATTTACACCAGTCGGAAGACCTAATAAACATCAATAGGGAAGTAGATGTAGGAGTCCATATACCTCAAGACATTATAGGCAAAGGTTACGAGTTCACGCAAATAAGAATCAACGAGAACATCGAGCTTTCTAACTTGTGGGCAAGGCTCAACAAGATAATGGAAAATCTTTATATTCAGTCCGCAGGCAAGGAAGGGTTAAGTGCTTACCGCAGGCTTATAAATGACGAAAGCATAAAGGGAGATTTGGAAGAACAAAGAAGATCCATTTATTCTCTTTGGAACATGCTAAGGAAGTGGACCCACCGAACCCTAGAAGAGTGGCTCGATTTAGTTTTAGGCAAAGGCAATTATAAGCTGTCTCTAGATTACGATAAGTATGGAATCGAAGTTGAAATATTTGTCAAAGAATCAATATATTTTGAACTTGATACTCTCCAAAGACAGCTTAGGAACATAATACCTGCTAACCTAACGCAGCTTATAAAAGTTAAGTTTGTAAGAGACCAAACCATCTACTATGGCATGTACGGACAAAAAGCTAAACACTACAAGGTCTTACCTAACAAGGTTGAGGATAAGGAATTTAAAGAGCCGTTATTTATGGGAATGGCAACTTATCACAAGAAAATTAAAAGAACTGCTATTATGCCAGAGGTTTGGACTTTAAATAAAGATGGGATGTTTTTAGAAGTTGAAGACGGAAGTGGGGTGCGAATGAAGTATGACTAATAAAATCAACGATATCAACAAAGTTTTTAAGGGAAAGAAACTCCTTGCTTATGATGAGACCACAGGGGAATTTGCAATAGTATCTCCACACATTTTTACAAGCACAGTTTACACCGAAGAGGGAGTACCACTTGATGAGTATTTAACTTTTAAGCCACAGGAACTTATAGACAAGTTAGACAATATCTTAAAAGACGCTCCAAAAGAGTATGACACTTTTAGGGAAATTGCTGCAGAACTTAATACCAATAAAGACTCAATAGTTGAGATTTTAAGGGCAATTTCACAAAGGGTTAAAATGCCTGAGGGTGGAAAAGCAGGGCAAGTTTTAAAACTCAATGCTGACGGACAAGTTGTTTTTGATGACGACAGGGACACAGTCTATACCCACCCAGAAACCCACAAGGCAGGGATAATTGTAACTGACCCAAGCCATAGGTTTGTAAGCGACAAAGAAAAAGAAACTTGGGATAAAAAACTTGATAAGGATAGCGACTTAAAGGCTAGCTCCATAACCCTTAATAATCAAAAGAAATTATTAAAGGATATCCTAAATCAGCTTATAAAAGATACTGATGACCTTGAAAGTCTTATAGGGGTTGCCAACGGACTTGCAAGTCTTGATGGCAACAAAAAAGTGCCAGTAAGTCAACTTCCAGATGAGGCTTTAAAGGACACCACTTATGACCTATCAAGTTTTTTAACTGCCAAAGATTTAGAAGGATATAAGAAAGCCGATGGGACAACAGTTGCTGTACTTAAAGCAAGGGGTACTGTAGATGCAAATGCCATAAAAGAAGAATGGGTTCATGTATATTGTGGTTCATCTAATACACCAGATAGGCAAAAAGGTTGGTATATCAACACAATGAACTTTGGAGGTCTTATTCTCCAAGTTGCTTATGACGGAAGAGATAAAAACTCATTCTACTTTAGGTCAGGCTTGGGTAGTAATTGGTCATCTTGGCAGCCTATCCTTACAGGGTTAGATTTAGCAATTTTAGCAAGTAAAAAAGACCTTGAAGCAAAAGAAAGCATTATCCACAAGGGCGAGGTCAATGGATACGCTGCACTTGATGATAAAGGCAAAGTACCAGAAGACCAACTCCCAGAAAAAGCTATAAGAGAATATGACCTTACACCTTATGCAAAGAGTGAGGACATCAAAAAGACCTATGCAACTAAGCAAGAAGTAAGTGCAGGTAAGCTTGACTACACACCAGAAAATATTGCAAACAAGGGCAAGGCTAATGGCTATGCCTCACTTGGTGGAGACGGAAAAGTACCTGCCGACCAATTGCCATCTTATGTAGATGATGTTTTAGAATTTGCAAGTAAATCTAATTTCCCAAGCACGGGAGAAAAGGGAAAAATCTATGTAGACCTATCATCAGAAAATATTTATAGATGGTCCGGAAGTGCTTATGTTGAAATATCTCCAAGTCTAATAACCCAAGCTGATATTAAAAAGTTACAAGGGATTGAGGACGGGGCACAGAAAAATAATGTAACCCAAACCATGATTAATGTTTGGAATAAGAAAATAAGTGAAAGCGATGTTGCGTATACAGAAATCACACCAGGAACAGGGGGAACAAAGTGGTCTACAAGCTCAACAAGAAAGCTAATATTCTGGATATCTGATTTAATCCAAAGGACGGAAGAACTCAAAGAAAAGCTTGATAAAAAGCCTGATGTAGTTGAGATGAGCCTTGCAGACTACAACAATTTGACGACCAAAAAACCCAATACGATTTATGCGACTTACTAGGTGGTGGGTATGGATTTTTCAAGAACTAAAAATATATTTTTTAATGGCAAGGAAATTCAAAAACTTTTTTATGGGGAAGATCTTATTTGGTCTAAGATGAGAACCGATTTTTCTAAGGATTTTAAAAATCTTAAAGAAGATGAAAATTTTGAGGGTTTGTACGAACAAAGCAAAAATGCTTTTAAGATTTAGAAAGGAGAAGAAATGCAAAGAGGAAGATTTTATCTAACCGAAAAAGGGCGAGACCTCTTGGCGTACTGCCAAACTGGAGAGCCTTTAAACTTTACAAGGGCAGCAATTGGTACTGGCAAAATAGAAAGTACTGCTGCTCTTTTTAAGATGGATAAGCTAGTGGAAGAAGTCCAAGAAGTTGACATTAGAGGGATAAAGGCTAATGGAGATGGCACAAGTACAATATCACTTGCAATAACTAATCACGATACAAAGACAGGATTTTTGATGTCTGAGGTTGGTCTTTTTGCCCAAGACCCAAGAAAGGGAGAAATCCTTTATGGGGTAGCATATTATGACGACCATGCTGACTATATACCAGTCCACGACCAAGAAATGGTAGAAATCTCTATGGATATAATCGTTGTAGTTGCCAACGTGGACACGATAAATATTAAGATTGATAGGTCAATGATTTGTGCAAGTCAACTTGACCTCATGGATTTAGCAGGCAAGGGCAGGACAAACCAAACCGTGAAAGGCAACTGGGATTTAATCCAAGACTTAGCTTTAAGAATTGCAGCAATGGGAACATCAATTCAAACAGATGCAAGATATAACAACTTTAAGGTCGACTTTAAACGCTTGGACGGGGCTGAACAGTTTGAAGGTATCTACGACCCTAAGATGGCAAGATTTGTGATTTAAGAAAGGAGTGATAGAAGATGACAACTTATAAGTGGGGGAAATTTGAGAGGAACACTAGAACATACACCACGCAGGAAAAAGAGAAAGTTTGGGTAAGAAATGAAATGCTATACTTTCCGCATGAAAGAGATGTTCAAAATTATTACGACGATTATGTAAGGTGGAACAATTATACTGACGGAGTAGATATAAAATTTGGTGGATCTTTTGAAACTGATTCCGGTCAATATAGCGGATACTTTTATGTACTAGAAACTAAGACAGTACCAAAAAGTCACACCTACTATGCTAAGGGTTCAAAACTTGGCGAAGTAACATCAGAAAATAGGAACGCTTATCCAGATAATAATTATTCTGGCTCATACTGGTATGTTTATGAGGGTATTTCAAACCAAACTCCAACAATATCTGGTAAAGATGAGGACTTAGGTGGATTTAAAGCACCTTTTAAAAAGGTCTTTAGCGTAGACGACCCAGACAATAACGAGACTTTAAATGTTACTGTAAAATTAAACTCAGCGACAATTAGGACAATAAACAATGCAACTAAGGGCGAGTCTTACGAGATTGATATCGACAAGACAAAATTTGATGAGTTAGAACTCAACAAAACCAATACAATCGAGATTACAGTTAGTGACTCCAACGGGGCAAGTGCAATAAGACGATATACCTTTAAAAAGGTCAACACCAATCCGATAGTCACAGTCACAAACTCCAACTTAGGGGAGCAAAATAAACCTTTTAATTTTAGCTTTAAGGCAGCAGACCCAGACGGAGACGACATCACAGTTAAGGTCTATGTGGATGATGTGCAGTTGCAAGACTTGGGAAAAGTTACGCCAAACCAATCCAAGACAGTAAGTATCGGAAAATTAGACTATGCAAAACTTTTAAATGGCGAACACAGAATAAAAATCGAAGCCACAGATAGCTTTGGAGCAAAGGGAACAGGCTATATAACTTTTTCTAAAAAAATAACTCACTGTTGGTACAATCTAAAAAAAGAAGTCGACGCTCAGCCATCTGCAATAGTGGTAAACCCTCTAACAGAGTTAGCAAAAGGGGCAAAAATGACTGTCAAGGTGTCACTCAATGCCAAGGACACAAACCCAACTTGGGAAGTAGTGCCAGAAGAATTGATAGGTCAAAAATACAATTTTAAGACCAAGACAAAAACTGCTGATAAGTGGTGCATAGGAGTAGACATAAGGATTGACAGAGCCGATACACCAGAGGGCATGGAATCTTACTTCTATGGCTTTGTTGGAGCGTACATGTAGGAGGTAAAAAATGGCAATAGAATTTATAAACGAAAGGTCTTTAAAAGAATTACAAGCAGGTGGAGACTCTGGGGCAATCTTGGAGGAACTTAAAAAGCTTAATGATGGAAATTTAGCACTTGCTGAGGCAGTTGCAACAAACTATGAAACAAATCTTGATAGGGCAGAAAAGACAGATGAAGTCTTAGCAACAATTTATGAAACTATTTTAGGAGGTCAAGCATGATTGATTTATACGTTGGATTAGTTAAAAATGGCAAAAGAACTTGTGATGTAAATAACAAAAAGGTTCGACAAGTACCAAAACATTTAAGGGAAGCAGTTATCGCAGAACTTAAAGCACAAGGATACGACGAAAATGGCAAGGAAATTAAATAAGGTATTGATTGGATTTGCTTTAGCAAGTCCTTTTTTATACAAAATTTTAAAAAGTAGAGGAGGTGTAAGTATGCTAGATTTATACGTTGGATTAGTATCAAGGCAAAGAAGAACTTGCAATCCAGAAAATAAAAAGGTTAGACAAGTGCCTGCAATCTGGAGGGAGGCAGTCCTTGAAGATTTAAAGGCTCTTGGTCTTGACGCTGATGGTATGCCAATTGACATCGAAGGTTAGAACATGGGGAGGCTTAGTCCTCCCTTAAATTTTTATAAAAGAGGGTGACATATGGAAGATGAAAAAATTCTAGACCACGAAATACGAATCTCGAAACTAGAAGAAAATGACAAGGCACAGGATAAAAGGATAGAGGTCCACGGGAAGCAAATAGACGAGCAAAAAGAGTTAAGTAGGGAACAAGGCTTTAACATCGAGATTATAAAAAAAGACGTGTCAAACATCGACAGGACAACTAAGAAAACTGACGACAAGATAGACAAGCTTTATAGCGATAGAATATCCGACCACTATATAAAACCAAACGAAAGGGTCAGAAAATATATAGATGCAGCATTAAAAATTGTTTTAGGAATTCTTATCGCAGCCTTTGTTTATTATTTATTCCCAGCACTAAGGTAGGAGGAAAACATGATAAAAATCATGCTTGACCCTGGACACGGAGCAGGCAAAGCACATAATCGAGGATTTAAACAAATAGACAATCTCCCTTACTGCAACGAGGGGGATTGTAATTTTTTATACGCAAAAAATTATTTGAAGCCGGAGCTAGAAAGATACGGATTTCAAGTAGGACTCACAAAAAATAGCATAGCAGAAAACCCAAGTTTAAAAGCAAGAGGAAATGCTGCTAGAGGATATGACTTATTTTTATCTTGTCACTCCAACGCAGCAGATGGAAGAGCTCGAGGGGTTGAGGTTTGGGATAGCACAAACCCGAGAGAGTCCTGCAAGCAACTAGGAGATTTAATCTGCAGAAAGGTATCTGAAGCACTTGGCATACCCAACAGGGGCACGAAATACAGAAGAGCTAATAGCGGAGCAAACTACTACGGAGTTTTAAGAAACGGTTTGGCAAAAAGAAATATGATTATTGAACATTGCTTTCACGACAATCTGGAAGATGCGAGAGCCTATAGGACCAACCTGGATAAGTGTGCAAAAGCAGTTGCAAAAGCCGTGGCTGAATTTTATGGTTTGGAAGTTAAAACTAAAGTGGAACCACCAGCAGCAGCTCCAGAAGATACCTTCATAAAAAATATTTTAAAAGCCATAGAAGGACAAAAGCTAAATATACTTCCAAGCGTAACCATCGCCCAGGCCATACTGGAATCGAACTGGGGCAGGTCTGAGCTTGCAAAAGGTGCTAATAATTTATTTGGCATAAAAGCTTCAAAAGAGTGGAAGGGAGAAATATACTCCAAGCTAACTAAGGAACAAAAACCAAGTGGAGAAGTATATTCTATAAAAGCAGATTTCAGAAAATACCCAAATTTTATAGAATCCATAAAGGACCACGACGTATTTTTTATAAGCACACCCTGGAGGGAAAAGAACTACGCAGCAGTTCTAGCAGCCAAAGAATATAAAACCCAGGCTCTAGCTTTACAAAAATGCGGGTACGCAACTGACCAAAGATACGGAACGAAACTAATCAGCCTAATAGAAAGATTAGGTTTGCAGCAATACGACAAAGGACAAGGTGAGTATGTAGTGAGAGATATAAACGAGCCTTCTGAATGGGCCAAAGAAGATTGGAAATGGGCAAAGGAAAATAAAATAACCGACGGAAATGACCCGAAGGGAAACTGCACTAGAGAACAAGTAGCAGCAATGATAAAAAGATACCACGACAGCCAATCCAATGAAGCTAGACATTAAGTACAAGCCAACATGCAAAGAAAGGCCTTGGCTAATCGTAAGAGTGGGCGGAGAATACGAGCAGCATGCCCACATGCACACCAGGAAGGAAGCAATGCTGGTAAGAAATATTATTGATAGGTGGGTGTACCCTTGCAATAAAAATTTAAAAATAGCAGTAAGAAGACTTCTAACGGAAGAGGAATTCAAATCACTAGATAAAAAACAAAGATATTTCAACTCAAACAAGGGATTTAGGGGAAAAACAGTAAGGTAAATGTACCTTATAATAATAAAAACGCAAATTTGGGGCATTGTCGCAAACAATCGCTCTAAACAAGTGATTTCAACAGATTGAGAGGTTCATAAAATGAAAAAAGAAGATTTAATGAGAAAACTTGGCAGTAGAAAATTTTGGGCCTGCGTTTCTTCAGTTTTGATAGCTTTGATAGCTTTTTTAAATGCAAGTCCGGAAACAACTGAAAGGATAGTCGCTCTGGTTTCAGCAATAGGTGGACTTTGCATCTACATGCTGGCAGAAGGAATAGCAGATAGCAAACCAACAGATATCACAAACATTATAGACACAAAAGAAATAACTGAAGAAGCCAATAAATAAAAAAGAGCCTGGGGAAGAACCCAGGCATTATTTTTTTATTTTTGAAGGATTAGGCCATTTTTATAAATTGCTTCCTTGGCCCATTTGTTATAGTCGACTTTTTGTTCTTTCATTCCAAGGATTTGGAAACCAGCATCTGTGAAAACTTTTAAAGCATTCATAAGACCAGTAGAGTTATCAGTAACAACAATTTTATTAATGTTAAATCTTTCAAGGTTTTCAACTATTTCTTTTACGTCGTAGTCAAAACCACAGTCATCAAAGACAAGGCATTCAAGGTCAAATCTTTTGGCAGTTAAATAGGATACTAAAAAATAGTGGTTTAAGTTTTCTTCTTTTTGTTCTTCTAAGATTTTTTCAAGTTCGATAAATTTTTTCATTTCTTTTGTTCCTTTCTTTTATACCCTATAAGGTATATTGTTTTAGATTCCTTTTTTCTTCCCTTTTGTTATGCTTATTATACCTTATAAGGTATAATAAAACAAGTCTTTTTTTAAAATAATTTAAAATATTTTTTAAATAAAAAGCTTGATAACACTAAACCTTATAAGGTATAATACAGGTAACAAAAGAAAAAGGAGTTGGAGCAATGAAACAATTTATATACGGTATGAGGCTTAGACCTTTCAGCGTTGGAACTTTTCCAAAGAAAGGGTTCATAGAGCTGGTAGAAAAGATTGAAGACTACATCGATAAGGACAAACTAGAAAGAGATTACTGGGATTTCCTAATTTATGGAGAAGAACTAACAGAAGAAGCGAAGAGCGACTACGACCTAGACCTGGTAGGAATCAAAGAAGGATAAGGGGCAGGAGAATGCAAAGAGATAATATAGAAAAGAAACAAAGCGATGCTCAAGCGAGAGCAAAGTATAACTGGAATAAAAAGAACCGAGAGAAGAATGTGATGTACTCAGCAAAAAGCATGTGCAAAAAATACATTAGAGACTACGCTGAGCACAGCGAGCTGCAGGAAGTCGAAGAATGGATAGCTAAGAAAAGGGAAGTTTTAAAAAAGGAAAAATAA